GGAAAAAAGAGATGGGAGAAAGAACAAAAAGAAAAGAAAAAGAATACAAAAAAATACTGTTGAGAACTTGAGAGAGCAAAATATCAAGATGAAAGAAAAGCTTATCCATATGGATAATGTTTACAAACTGCATAAAAACAACATGCCCAGATTAGCTTCCAATAAAGACCTCAGGAAATTGACTGAATTATATGATACGAATTGGTCTGTTCATGCGGGAATAGACAGATCGGATCCTCTTGCTAAGAACCCACTTGCAAGAACAATAGTGACTATTGTAGCCAAGGGTTTGACAGGTAGTAGGAGTAAATATAAGATTAAAGAAGATGTTCCTTCTTACATTTATATACTATTGCATTTATCTTGGATACAAGATGCAACACTTGAAGGTATAAAAAATGAACTGAGTGAGGCTGTTGTAGAATATGATGGGATAGATACTCTCTGTTCAGAGAGATGGGGAACGTGGGATTTAGCTCCATGGTGTGAAGATCACGATGTTCATTTTGAGCCTGTGTTTCCTTCTTTCGAGAAACAGAAGAAAGCCTTTTCAGAAATGTACATTGTTATTCAAGACGGAAGATTCAAATCTTCTGATATAATTATCCCGGGATCAATTTCTGAGAATATTCTTTCTGAAGAATTGCAAATGTTCGATTACGATCCCCAAAGAAAATGGTACGGAAGCCCACAAAAGAATGATGTTGGGGGAGTACAGGACGACTCGATTTTTTCACTTGGATGGTGTATCTATGGAGGAAGAGAGTTCGGAGTAGAGCAGTTCAGAGAAAGAATAGGTAACAATGATTTTGGATCATTTGTTCCCAATAAAAACAATTTTGCTAGATACGATTTATAAGAGGAAAAGCGTATGTCTGAAGAAAATTTAGAGTTCCAACCACTCGCAATTGCAAATGAAGAGGCAGCATCTTATCTGAATAGCCTGTCAGACGAAATGCTTTCCGCTTTTTCGTTTCCTCTTTTTAGTTCGAGTTCATCTATTGAGAGATCAAATGCTGCTGTTGATGCTGATGGCTTTCCAAATGTGAATCAGAACTATTTATGGGATTTGCACAAACTGCAAGAGCAGTGTTGGAACAAAGCTGAAAGAAATCCCTGGATCAATTCCCATGTTCGAGATACCATGGGAAGAATGGCAGGATGGGGATTTGAGTTCTATTCAAAAATTCCTGACTTGCAGAAAGCAATTGATGAGATTGTTGATGATCCCAGAAATGATATCTATCAAAACATGCCGAAATTTTGTGCAAGAACTGAGATTGAGGGAGAACTTTTTCTCATGTTCACTTTGCATAAGAATGGTTTTGTTGAGGTAGATTTTATGTCTCCTTCTATGATTAGAGAAGGAGGAGATGATGGTTCTGGAATTATTTTTCATCCTACCAAACAAAATTTCCCTCTATTTTACTTCGTCAATTTTCCAAAAGCACAAAATGCTAATGGTACTGAGCAGGCATTAATACCGTCTATTAATATTTGTTACTTTCCTGATTTGGAGAAAGAAGTAAAAGATCACTCCTCTTTCGATTCAAAAAAATTGAAATACGCAAAAGCACGAAAACCAAATAGTGCTCCGTATGATAAGACAAATGGTTATTTTCGTTTTATTGTGCATTGGAATAAAGGTTTTATAACGAAAAGAAACGTCAGTCATATCAAGACAACAATCGAATGGGTGAATTATTATGAGTCTTTGAAGAAGTACGAAATTGATCATAAAAAATCCAGCGGTGCTTACTTGTGGGTCATTGAAATGGAAGACGTTAGATCCTTTCGAAGATGGCTGCAAATGAGCGAAGAGGATCGAAGACAAACGGGAATTATGCAGCCAAAAGATCCTGGAGGCACACTTGTCCTTCCCCCAGGTATGAAACTCACTGTGCAGAATCCTAAACTTTCTTCAATATCTGATGAAGACACAGATATTATGCAGATGGTGAGTTCTGGATTACAGAAACCACAGGATACAATGCTCGGGGACTATCGCAGTACATATGCGAGTGTGAAAACTTCACAAGGACCACAGGGAGATAGAATCAATGATGAGCTTCATTATTTTAGACTTTTTTTGATGTACGATTTCTGGCGTCCTATTTGCTATTTGAGATCATTGGCAAGAGATGATTTTAAATACAAGCGCAGAGTAAAAGAAACTGTTGATTTTGATGATAATAAAGAACCCATACTCGAAAATGTACAAAAACCAGTCTACAAATTGATAGATATTTGTCTTCCAATGTCTCGTCTTGAGGACATTGAGTCTATTGCTAAGGCGCTGCTTGGTTCTAAACATGCTTCAGTTGTTGATACTCTTGGAATTCCAAGAGAGGTAGTTGCACGAAGACTTGGATTCACAAATTATGGTGCGCTTCGCAGAGCAAAAGCAACTGAGGATGAGAATTTTCCTGAAACACTCTCTGCTTTTGATCAGGAAAGTGTTCAAGAGAAAGCTGAAGGGGAGCCAAAAGGTAGCTCTAGTGACAAACAGGAGTAAATTTTGCATAAATTTGCAATGTTTTGTCATTGCTGTTAAATTTAAATTTATGGAGCTTGTTTATGCCATGGTCCAGCAAAGATGCACATAAGTACAAAAAGGGCTTAACTGAAAAACAAGCTAAGAAATGGGCGGAAATTGCTAATTCAGTATATAAACAATGTCGAAAAGACAATGGCAAAGATTGTGCAGCCAAGGCTGTACGTGTCGCAAACTCTAAAGTTGGTGAAAGCAAAAATCATGGAGGTGAAAATGTGAGTACAACAACTAAAAAAATTCCAAAAAAAGGAATGTACTTCACTGAGGATGTTGATATCAAGCTCTCTGGAGGTGAAGAAGGGGAAGAACTTGCATTTTCCATGAATGCATATAGTGGCAAGATTCTCAAAGGCCATTGGCTTTGGGGTGATCTTGCTATTGATGTTCAGGGAGTGCAATTTGATAAGAAGCGCATTCCTATTTTGGAACAGCATGATCTTGACAGAAAAATAGGCGTGTCGAATTCGAAACCAAAAACCGATGACAATACCATTTTATTTGAAAGCATTAAACTTTTGAGCAACGATACTGCACAAGAGTTTAAAAAGAATCTCGATGATGGATTTCCATATCAAGCATCAGTTGGTCTTCGCCCTCTGTTGCTTGAGGAAGTTGCTGAAGGAGAAACTGCTGAAGTAAATGGTTTGAAAATGAAGGGGCCTGGAACGATTTTCAGAAAGTCCAAATTCAAAGAAGCTTCTGTTTGTGTTTTTGGATTTGATGAAAATACTGGGGTATCTTCATTAAGTGATGCCGAAGAAGAGGTTGAGGTTGATGTTATTTTGAGTGACGATTCAAACAATGATAATCAGGAGGTAGAGGATATGACACTTGAACAACTCAAGGAGCAGCATCCTAATCTTTATAAAGAGATTATGGATAAGTTCACTGAAAAGGACAACAAGATTACTGAGCTTTCGGGTCAGATCACGACTTTGACAAAAGAACGTGATGATCTGAAGGGTGAAACTCAGAATCTTTCCGATTCTGTGAAGCAGTATGAGGATCGTGTCAAGAATCTTGAAAAGGCAGAGTCTTTGCGTCAGGCAAAGGAACTGAAGATGCAAGCAGATCAGATTGTGAACAACAAGCTTGCTGAACACAAGATTCCTGCTCGTTTGCACGACAAAATCCGCAAGCACATTGATCATAATGAGTTCGTGGATGAAAACAGTGCATTCGATACAGAGAAGTTCACTGAGCAAGCTGAAGCTGAGATCAAAGAGTGGTCCGAGACTTTGAGTGAAGTTTCGAATAGCAATCAGACTGTTCTTGGATTCGGTGGTGGTGATCGCAAGTCCCAGAATCAGGAACTTGATGAAGAATCCACTCGTGTCGCAAATGAACTGCTGGCGTTTGTTGGTGTGAAAGAAGGCAAAGAAGAGTAAGTTTTATAACATGTTTTTAAATTGTTTTAGGAGGTACGAATATGGCAATTCCTGGCTATGATGTGAACAGGACTAAATATCCCGGACTCGGGCGTACAAGTGGCGGTTTGGGGGGAGCTACTCCTCAGCAGACTATCACTGGCTACACAGTTGATATACAGAAGCCATTGTACAAGAGTCCTCGTGAAGTGGCGTTGCTTTTGGACAAGACTATTCGTTCTGGATACGGAAGTCTGCCCAGAGGCACTATTTTGGCAAAGGACGAAAACACGGACAAATTAGTCCCATACGCTCCTGATACCATTTCAACTGAAGACGTTGCTCGTGTCTTTTTGCTTGCCGATCTGAATGCGAGTGATAGTTTTGATGTTGATTTGCTGGAGTCTTACAAGGTAGCTTCCGGCGAGACCGTCATCTTCACTGATACTGATGATGCTTATGAGGAAGCTACTGTTAGTGATGTTGACCGCACTTCTTCCAATTACAAAGCTACCGTTACTCTTTCCAGTGCTGTGTCCGGTGAATTCAATACTGCCAAGGATGCAAACTGCTATCTGAAAGCTGAGGATGCTGATTCCGGAAAGCGCAGCAAGGCAAAATACATTCTTGATATGGATGTTGATACCGGTGCTGGTGAATACGCCAAGGGTGGTCTTGGTGCTGTGCTGCTTTCGAATGCTATTCTGTACAAGAATGCTATTCCGAACATTGACGATCAGGCAATAACTGATCTTGGCAATGTGAGTGAAGACGAAGGCGGAGCTTATTATATTGTGAAGTAACTGCGTATATATCGCTTAGGAGGTTTTGATATGAAAGGAATTCCTGCAGAATTGCAACATGAAACTCTGAAGAAAGTTTTTCAGAGGATGCCTGATCCTGATAATCTCGTTTTCACGAGTCTGTTTCCAGCAGTGAATTACGAGTCTGACAGGATTCGGTGGATATTGGAGTACGGTACTGCCGGTATGACACCGTTTGTCGCTCCTGGTGCGCCCGCACCTGTCATGGGCGATGACGGAATGTACAACGAAGGTTCTGCCGCTGCTGCCTACTGGAAAGAGAAAGCGTTTATTGACGAGACTCGTCTTAACAATCTTCGTGAACCTCTTTCCTTGACTCAGAGGCAGACAGCACAGCGTCAGATTGCCCGCCAGCAAAGGCGACTCAAGAATCGCTGCATTCGTAGGCGTGAGTGGATGATTGCGAAAGCTTTCTTTGATCATGAGCTTACCTATCAGCGTGAAGGTGGTACAAAGTTCACTGTTGACTATGGTGTGCCTGATCATCACAAGCAGACACTGACCGGTGACAATGTGTGGGATGATGGTACAGGTTCTCCCGGAAGTGATGCCACACCGATCAAGGATATCTTTGAGATCAAAACAGAGTTTGTTGAAGATGTTGGTGTAAATCCAACTGATTTCTTTATGAATTCTGAAGTTCTGAAGATGCTGCTGTTCAATAGCGATCTTCAGGATCTGCTCAAGAAGTCCAATTTTGGTGATGGCGATCTGTTCTCTCGTCCCGGTCAGGTTCTTGGTCAGTTGCTTGGACTCGGAAATCTCACTATATATGATGAGATTTTTGAAGTTGGCGCATGGCTGACCCAGGATATCTCTTCTGGTGATACTGACATCTATCTCGATGATGTTGTCGATATGGAAGCTGGTTTTAAGGTTCGTATTTACGATCTTACCACTCCATACACCTATGAAGAGGGCACTATTGATAGTGTCGATCAGTCGAGTGGAAAGATCACACTGTCATCCGGAACCAGTAATGGCTACAAGGTGAATCGCACTCGTGTTGTGATGCGTAAGAAGTTCATCACTGATGACAAGATCGGAATGTTTGCTCGTCAGGTTGACGGTGAGCCAATTGCTGAGTTCATGCTTGCTCCTTTTGGCAATGATCGTCAGTTCGGCATGTATCCCGATACAAAGGAAGAATGGGATCCGGAGGGAATTTGGATGAGAGTGCAGAACAAGGGTCTGCCGGTCATTTATCATCCTGATGCTCTGTGGACTCTGACAGTGAAGTAGATCTTGATCTTATTCAGGAGGCAATCAATATGATTATTGAATTATTAGTAAATCTTAGAATCAGCAGTGGAAATGTCGTGACTGCTGGAAGATACGACAGTTCCAAGCGTGAATTTCCTGAAGCTCTGTGGAGAGAGATCGAGATCCACAAGAAAACGGGTAGGAGAACTCTTCGCATTCTCCAAGAGGATTCTCCTACCCGTAATCGGAAATCAGAAAATGATAATGCTGTGTCTAAAGACAGTGTGGATACAAAAGCCACGACTATTGATAGTGTAGACACATTCACGACTACAAGTGATGAGAAGCCTAAGAAAAAAATCAGACGTAGCAAATCTTCATAATTTGGAGAAGTCATGGCAATAGAGACCAGCGAACAACTTATTTCTGAAGTAAAGCTGTCGTTGGGATCCTCATCAGAGCTTATTGGGGCTGAGGGGTACGATTTTGCAGTATCCCAAGCCCTAAATGAGCTTGGATGGAGTCTTCCAGTTGACGGTAAAAAAGCATATTGGGCTGTTCAGAGAGGAAAGCGACATTGCTTAGACATTCTCAGAACACAGTCTGCACATAAATTTAGATACAAAGATTTAAGTCTCAATCATAGATTTAATCATTACAATGCTATGATTGAGGATCTTGATAAGAAATTTGAGAAAGCACTTGATACTGATCCTGATTTACTGGACATAGCTGATATGTTCAGAGTTTTTGGGACTTATGTGGAAAATGGCTTCGTCTACGACCAGTATGGAAATGATATTACGAAAATAATGCAAGATTTTGGTGTTGATAACGAAGGTTATAGATACAGGATTCTATAATGAGTAGTGTTGGAACTGATATTAAAGAAGTTTTTACTGAGTTAGCTGAAGCTATCAGTATTTACGATCACGTGTCAGGAGAAATTATAGCTTCTGGCGAATATACTGATTTTGAAAGAGAATGGCTTCCAAGATCAGCTTTTGAAAGTGAGTTTGTTATTACCAACACATTTGCTTATGACACAGTTGCTAAACCAGGCGATAGAATAGATTTTCATACAACTGATGGTCGTTATTTGATAGCTACGTTAGTTAGTAATACTTTTGAAAGAGAAGTCATTTCCAAAGATGGGATTTTATATAAGTGCAACAAACAAGCTATGGTCATGAGGAAGTCAGAGACAGAGACACGAGATACAAATTATGAACTCTCATACGATTGGGATGAAGTTTTTTCTGGTGAGTACGTTTTGTTTACAGGTAGACTTTCTGATCAAGAAATAATCAATGATGAGAGATATTTACGAGCATATACAAGAAAAAGACTTCTGTTTGCTTCTCGTCAGTTGGACATTCAATCCAAAGATCGTCTGCATATTGATGATGAGATGTATCAAATTGAGCTTGTTGAGCAGGATCGTTTGCCAGGATTGAATATGTGTACTCTCATTGATTATCAGGGAGAGTCATAATGGCTAGAAAAACAACTTCAATGCTCGGATTTGGTTGGGAGGAGTTTAAGCGTGTTGATCGTGCTGCTGAGAAGTCAAAAGTTGCTTTAAAGGGATTGGAAAAGACTTTTATATATTGGATGGGAGAAGAGGAAGGGGGAGCTTTAACGAAAAGAGCAGCAAATGAACTTGCTGCCAAAATTATTGAAACTATTTTAGAACAAAAAGATGTCATTACTGGTGTTCCTGAGTTATCTGATCAGTGGAAAATAGAGAAAGCTGATGCAGAAAGATGGGGAGGCACCCCGCTCGATCCAAGAATTGGTATTGCTACTGGACAAATGATAAATGCAATACGTCCAATTGATCAGGGAAGAGGCAC